GTCATGAATACATTCAAACCAAACAAGCAGCGGGAAAACCGCATTACATTCGGAGCGCAAGCTCCTGTCATTATTGACAAAAAGTTGAAAACTACCATTCGTAACACTCGAAAGGCACGTTCTTCTGTCGATGTTGATGGGCTCGAGGCCAACTCGCACACTCAATACGACCACGAAGTGAAGTTCGAGAACATACGCACTAATGTCAATGTTTGCCGCGTCAAAGACGACGACTCTACCATCGTGGGGGTCGCCAAAGGGGCAATCATGGCAAATGTTCCAGTCACCGTTCCAAGCAATACGGCTGGCGCCACAATGCACGCAATGAAGAAGAGGTGCGATTACGCACCCCATCTTCAGAATATCGAAGCATTCAAGGAGGGGCATGCCATTCTCATGTCTAAGTTTGATCCCCTCCCTGAGATCCGCATGGATCAAGCTCTATTTGACAAGTACTTAGAGCGTTGTGGTGCCTCAAAAGCTGATCGCCTCCTGGAAGCTATTAATGCCTTCCAGCTGAACGTTGACATGGACACCAAGCATGTGTTCGCGAAGCAAGAAGTTCTCCTCAAGCCTCACGGCGCCCAGCCGCGCATTGTATATCAAGGTACAGATATGTACAATGCTTTGACTGGTCCTATTATTATGGAGCTAAACGATAGGATGAAACAGGTGTTCTCCAAGTCCAACCCGAAGAATATAGGCAACGTCGCAATTTACGCATGCGGCGCTTCGGGTGAGGAGCTGGGGGATGTCATGGATCAGGCCGAGGGTAAGCCGGTGGAGAGTGACATGAAAAATAATGACGGGAGCCAATCTGCAGAATTTCGCAAGCCGGAGGCGATGTTCTACAAGAAGTTGGGTGCACCTGTGTGGTTTGTGCGTGAGTTCGCAAAGACGACAAAGATTCGGGTCTGGACCAGATACGGAGTATCGGCCGAGATCGAAGGACAGAGGTGGTCTGGAGAGACTACTACCACCACTGGCAATTCTTATGTGAGCATGGCAATTATGCAGGCCGCTCTTAGGCGGGCTGATATCACGCGTAGCACAAACATACACGGCGGAGACGATTATTTGGGGTTCATTGACGGGGATGATGTCGAGTTCAAGAAGGGTGTTGAGGCCGTTTGTGCTGCCAGTGGTATGGTAGCAGAAGTGGTGCCTCAACGCTCAAGACATCATGCCACTTTTTACCGTAAAAGGTACGTCAAATCGACCATTGGTTGTCGTCCTGTCCCGCAATTCGGGCGCGTGCTGGCAAAGTTGAACCTGAGGGCTAATCGCAATACTCAGGTCAACGACCGTGATTACATGGCAGGCAAGTATATGTCTGCCGCGTATGAACACAGGCACGTGCCGGGAATTAAAGAGATGTTACTGGACACTGCGGATAGACTATCCGACAAACCCTTTTTCGATGTCAGGATGTCAAAACTGGCAGAAATGGGGGGAGCTGACAAGATTCGTGCGGTCGTGAGTGGTGCTGCCGTTCATCCATTGGATGATTTTTCCGTGTTCCTAGACGAAGTCTACGGTGTAGGGTACGATGATCTTGTCGATGTGTATGCCAGGGTTGCCCAGTCGTGTATTGATTATTGTGATAATTGGACGCGCGTTGGCAAGGGCGGCAAGATTGAGAACCGTGGTGGGAACTGGAATTATAAGGCGCCGTTGATGTGCGGCGACACGGTGGAGGCGCTCG